ATGCAGCTGCGTCAGGTCGATGCGGTTCACCGCGACGCGGTATTGCTTCCATTTGGTGAGCAACGCCTGCTCGCCAGCCGTCGCGATCTGAAGATCAACAGCGTCCTGCAGAGGAGCGACTGCGGTGTCCGCCACCTTTAGGAGGAGATCACGCTGCATGGCATTCGCCGCCCGGATCTGTTCTGGAGACGGAGCCGGTTCGACGTAGGCTGTGAATGTCCATGTCCCATCCTCCTCCGCTGCCACATCTCCCTGAACCGGTGCGGGCTGGATGCCGGAAACGTCGACCATCTGAGCCACTATCTCAGAGGAGAAACGCTCCACCAAGGGTATCTCAGTACCATCATCGCGTAGCAGAGGGGCAATTACCTCGTAGACCCTTCCGTTGACCACACGCACATAACTCATGTCCGCCTCCATCAGCTGAACTCATAGACGATAACGACACCAGCCGCACCATTCCCGCCCTTCGCCGCCGCGGCGCCTGCTGTGGCATACCCGCCGCCCCCGCCTGCGCCGTAGCCATTTGCATTGTTCCCGTCACCACGTTGGTTGGTGGCACTCGAACCGGACGCGTTTCCGCCCTGGGCATAGACGGTATCTGCGCCCTGCCCAGTAAAGGTGACCGCCGAGGAGTACACGATGCCAGGCTTCGCCGACCAGCCTGGAGCCGAGACAAGAACGGCGGAACCGGTCGGGAACACTGCACCAAAGCCCTGCTGTCCGAAGCCTGGGCCTGCCTGGGACGTCTGCAAGGATGCGCCACCCCCACCAGGCGCAGAGACGAAGCTTCCGAAGGAAGACGTCCCGCCTGCCCCACCGGCGCCTCCAGTTACACCGACACCGCCCGCGCCGACAGTTATGGCAACCCCGCTGAACCCCGTCGAGATTCGCGTGGAGATCCCGCGCGCACCGCTGCCACCGCCGCCACCAGACGCAGCCTGTCCGGCGGCGGCGGCGGAAACACCGCCGCCGGCACCGCCGCCGCCGATGACTTCGACTTGTACCGACTTCGTTCCAGCCGTCGGTGTATACACTCCCGACGCTGTGATCACCTGTATGTTCAGCAGGCGCCCGGTGGTCACAGGCTGCGTGATTCGCAGGCCGTCGCTGGCAGCTACGATATTCCCCGCCACCACGGTCGCCTGGCCGTTGGCCACCGTAACCACAGCGAGCGCGATGTAGCCGGCGTCGACGGCCGGGGTCACCTGCGAGCCGGTTGCCGCCGCGATGCCCGCCTTCACCTGAAGCTGCACCTGCCCCGCGCGGTTCGTCGCCTGGGCCGTGCCGGTGCCATTCGGGCCGTTATAGGCCTGCGACGGGTTGCTCGCGTTGTAGTACGGCAGCACCGTCGGGCCGTTGTCAGCATCGACATAGGTGGCCTCGATCAGGTAGTTGATCGAGAAACCCGCCGTCGTCGGTGCCGGGCATGCCAGCACGGCGGGATCGAGCAAGATGCCCTGCTTCACAACCGTGTGGGTGGTATCGGCCGGAAGCGAGCTGTACGCTGTCGCTTCCAGGTTTTGGAGTTGATAGATCTCGCCTGGCGAAACAACCACGTTCAGCGCCGCCGGCGTGTTCGGTCCGACGGTCAGGCCATTCACCGTGCCGGCGGTGCCGAAGATTGCCGCCGCGAGCTTGCCAAGCCCGATCATAGCGTTCTGGTTCGTGCCCAGCAGGTCGGTCTCCAGCGGAATCTGGCCCGGGTAGACGATTTTGCGATCCAAGGGTGCTCTCCAAAAAAAAAGGCCCGCTCAGGGCGGGCCGTAACTGGGCTTGGTTTTCGGTGGATCAGTTGCTGATGCGCGTCCAGACGATGGTGCCTTCAGGCTTCACAGCGTCGATCGCAGAAAAGATGTCGGCGTCGGTGACGCCACCGCTCACCATGCTCATCGACGCATACTCAGCTCGAGAAGGAAGTCCGTAGCCACCCGTCGATACGTGGTAACCAGCGACGTCGGCGATCCCCGACGTGCTCACCGGGCGATAGGCGATCACAAACGCCTGGTACGGGAGCGAGAGCGATCCATAGGCGCCAGCGGCGCCGTAGCCGCTGTTCGGCGCACCGTACGCGCCGGTGTCGCTCGGCCGGGTCGGCTCGATGATGGTTGGCGGCCGCCCCGTCAGCCTTGTGAGGATGCCGACGACCGCGTTGCGGGTCGCCTTCTCCCGGAATAGGTTGGCGAGGATCACGAGCCGATACGAGGCGTCCGACTGGCCTGTCTTTCGAGGCAAGCCGGTCGCGCCAAAGTAGTCGGCGGCGATGATGTCGAGCCAACCGTCCGTGGCCGTCATGATTCGGGTCTGAAGACTGGCGTAGGTGTACAGCGTGTAGACGAAGGCGAGCACCGAGGCGATGCCGGCGAGTACGCCGTCAAGGATCGCCTTGCTGTCCGCTACGCTCCCAAACCATCGGCTGGGAAGCTTCGTCTTCAGCCTCCCGAAGATGTCATCTGCGTCACCGATCACGATACGGTCACCGTTCCGGCAATGATGCGCTGCTGAGCGTTAGCAATCACATCTGCTGTACCTCCACCCACCGTGAGGCCGGTGATGTTCGCAACACCCGGGGACGCGTCATAGGCGACCTGGAGAAGGCGGGTATAAGCAAGCGATTGGCCCAAGGTCAGGGTCGCGATGTAGGACTGAACCGCAGCGGTTATTGCGGCCCTCACCGTTGCCCCATCGTAGCCACCGGCGATCACGGCCGTCATCGCCACGTTCGGCTGGATGACGATCGGCTTGAAGACACCGAAGGCGACCGTGAAGGGCCGCACCGCATCGATAGCATTGGTCGCCGAATTCGTGAAGGCATCGCTGGGGTTGCCGGTGCCGTCGTCCACCACGGCGTAGAAATAGCCCGGATGGTACGTGCCGTTGTAGTCCTGATTCTCAACCAGCGAGGCGGCGGCGCCGATCTTCAGCGACAGCACAGCGCTCAGGATGGCAGCGCGCGTTGCGCGCGAGAGACTTGCGATGTAGGTGACGAAGCGTGCTCGGAACGCCGGATCGGTCTCAGCGTCCGCGCCGCTCGTGAACGGCACCGGGTTGGTGACAGTGTCGACGTACGGAACAGCTTGAGCCAGAACACTGATCGCTCCAGCGGTCACGTTGCCCTGCGACCCTGTCGCGGTGGCAAGGACGGTCGCATTCACGTTCGACGCACCGGCAGCGATGACGTAGCCGCCGAGTGCTGCGCTGTAGGCGGGATTCGCACTGTCCACGACCACGGCATATCGCAACGAGCCGTCCGCCGTCTGCACGATCGCGCCGATGGGGACCACAGCCTGCATTCCCGGGGTGAAGCGCGCGAAGGTCACCTGTCCGCCAGCAGCTGCGGCCTGGAGACGAGTGAACTGAAAGTCAGCCATCCAGCTGTCGAGATCCGGCCCATTGCTCGTAGCCGCGCGCGTGGTCGCCAGCAACAGGAGGATAAGGCCCTCTAGCCACACGACCACGGAGGCCATCGACTCGCCGATGGCTCGCAGGATCGAGCCGATGGTGAAGTCGGTAAGCTGGAGAGCCCGCGCCTGCACGCTGGTGGCGAAGTCCGTCACCAGCTGGTTGAAGCTCTTGGAATTCACGCTGGCCATGGGCGCTCACTGGTTAACGTTGAAGGACAGCACCGCCGGCGTGCCGGTCGCTGCGTCGGTGTAGCGGATGCTCACAGCCAAGCCGTTCGTGATCGTGCTCACGGTGATCTGCGGTGCCGGGGTGGCGGCTACCGAATCCTCGAGGAGGATCTGGCCACGGATCAGCGCAACGATCTCGGCTGGATCGACGGCGAGGCCGACGAACCGCGGGAGGCCGGCGCCATAGTTGGGGTGCCACGGGCAGTCGGGCGGCAGCACTGTCCCGTCGGGGAGCACGGCGCGAGGGTTGGTGAGTAGCCGGCGAAGCACCCGCTGCTGGCCGCGATTGGTGCTTTGCGCGGTGCCCAAGTCACCCGTCGCACCGAGGCCAAGATCTCCGCCCCAGAAATGATCGATATCGGTGAGGAATGGCACTTCTGCTCCTTACTGCACGACGCCGCCGAGGCCGGATCCGCCGCTATTGAGGTGCTTATGGGTTTCGTCGATGCGACGCCCGTTGGCCGTCACCTGGCCGTTGAAGGCGAAGTCGCCGTTGTGTGTCCACGTACCCGTGGACGCGATGGTGCCGTCACCGTTGAGCGCGACCATTGCCCCCTTCCCGTCACTGAATGTCGCCTTGCCGTCGTTGGTGAGCTTCCACGAGGCGCCGAGCTTGTGGACCAGCCAGACCTCGCCCGCTGGAACCGGAAGCGGAACGTCGTCGTCGTTGAAGAGAGATCCACCGGCTATGCCAGCGTCCTGAGCGCCATCCTGAAACTCAACGGTGATCTGGTCGCCGACGTTCGGCGCGGCGTAGATGCCGAAGCCGTTCCCTACCTGCAGCGCGCGCAGCGGAATCCAGCCGGTCTCGACGTCATCGGGAGGGAATTGCACCTTCACCGCATACCGGTTCGGGTCGTAGCCGCTGACCAGACCGATGCGCGTGCTTGCCTTTCCCTGCCCGGCCGCCGAGGCGATGCCGCGCACTGCGTTGGTGAGGCGTGAGGTGCTCATGGTACGAGGCTGGTGTCCTGGGAATGGTTCTTGCCGCTGAGGTCCATCGTGAAGCCGCCGCCGTTGGACATGGAGCGCGCCACGCTGTCGACGTAGTAGAGCTGGTCGAACGCAGTGCCGGTGCCGCTGACCTTCACCATGCTCGTGCTGCTCGTCTCGAGGTCGGCAGGCATCGACGCGTTGAAGCGCATCTCGTGCCTGATGATCTCGTTGTAGAGCGCCTGCGCTCGCTGAAGCGCCTGTTCCTGCGTCAGGTTGCCGATGACGTAGGAATAGACCTGCGCGGGGGACGACGCACTGCCAGGCTTGATGCCCTTGGCGTGGCTCGTCGGGTAGGTCGCCGTGAAGCCCTTCTTCTGCTTCTGGTTCCAGGAGCGAACCTGCACGATGACGCCCTTGCCGACCGTCAGCGTCCGCTGGAAGCCGATCCGTGCGATCGGAGCGCGGTGGAATCCGTATTCGTCGTCCGGCTCCTCCCACTCGATTTCGAGAGGAACGACGTCCGCCGGATCCGGCTTTGGCTCGAAGTGCAGCTCGTCGCCCTTCACGTAGACGACGAAGCCTTCCTGAGTGGCGAGCCACGTCAGCAGCTCCCACTCCGTGTCGGTCGACGTCATCGAGACGTGGTCGATCTGGTAGTAGCGGCCCACCGGTGTGCTGGTGGCGGTGACTACCGGCGTGAGCCCATGGCGGCTGGCCAGCGTCGATGCGATCTGGCTGGCAGTCTGGGTCTGCCACTTCTCCGTGGTCTTCGCATCGATGAGGAGCGATGTAAGGTCGCGGCCATTGAGGCGAATCGTGCGTCCGATAGGGTCGAAATCGAGCGTATCAACGTTGCCCTTGATGAGCGACGTGAGGTCCGCCTCGCTCACATTGTTCGGATCCGCAGGGAAGCCAGCGAAGATCTCCATGCGCATGGTGGATTGATCGCAGAACCATGCCAGATCGTGAGGCGCTTGCAGGTCCTTCACCGCGAGCTCGATTTCGAACGTATCGGCCTCGTGGAAGGCGTTGCTATCCACCTCAAACTCAATCCACGCGGTACAGGTGACACCCTCGACCTTGACCAGGCCGCGCGGGTTGCGCACCGGGTCGGCCGACGGGTCGATTACGGCCGCTACCGAGGTGAGTTCCTCTACATCAGCCACCGAGAATGCCTCCGGCCGTGTCCTTGCGAAGGGGCACGGCAATGTTCTTCACGCCCGTCAACACAGGGTCGCTCAGGTTGTTTGCCTTGGCGATGCCAGTCCAGGCGCCCGCGTCGCCGTATTCACTGGCGGCGATGTCCATGAGGTTGCCGCCCGAGGTCGGCAAGACACGGCCAGAGCCGGCGACCGATCCGATGTTCGTGCGCATCCGACCCACGACATCCTGAAGGGAATACAGGTTGGGCAGCTTATTGAACGCTGTGACCTGCCCGGCCAACGTGGACGAGGCAACTCCGATAGGCGTGCCGGGAAGGATGCCTCCGAGCGAGCCTACGTTCTGGATGCTGTTGCCGACGCCAGCGATCAACTGATTGGTCCGCGACAGCACGGCACCGATCGGCCCGGTGACGCTGTTGATCACGGCCGTGGACGCGTTAGCGAAGGTGGATACGCCGCGCACCGCGGAATCGAGCATGCCGAGAGCGGACGACAAAGGTCCGTCACCGATGGCATCGCCGAGGCCGAGCGCCGTACCCATGTCACCGCTCATTGCATCGTCGATGGAGTCTCCGAAGATCGCGGTGACTGGCGCGGTGAGGTCTTCCACCACCTCGCATTCGATCCGGTACGGAATCTCGTACGGGCGCCGGAAGTCTCCCTCGAACCGCGAAATGACCACCATGAAACGAAAGGAATCCCAGGTGAGCGTGAGGGCCTTTCCCTGCTTGCGCAGCGTGTCGAGGTACTGGGCGCGAGCCACTGCATCCTGACCACGGAACCAGCCGCGCCACACCTTTGGCGCGTCATCCGGTCCCATGGCGTCCACAACGCGGCGGCCGCCGACGAGGCGATGCACCACCAGCGCCTGGCCACCGCCAAAGGGCATGGACTCCGGGACTTCCATGCCCCGGAAGGTGAAGTCGCCCAGCGTAACAACCGTGGTAGCCATATCTCTCCCGTCAGCGGGCTTGGTTCATGCCGACAGGCGGCGCGGAGGTGGTGAAGTCGAAGGCGTTACCGCCGCGCTGGGGGGCGCCGAGCTGGTTGGCCAGATGAGGAGCGAGCACTTTGCCGACCTTCCGGCCATCGAGGTACACGTCCCCGGCCCCTGCCGCGCCGCCAGGACTTGGCGTGCGGATATACGGCGACTTCCCCGGGGCCATTCGGGACGGATCCACGTAGCCGGGTTGACCGGGAAGTGGTGCAGCGCCGTTGTACTTCTGATCGTAGCCGTCGTACTTCGCCGCGATGGAGTACGAATCGTTCCCGAACAGGCTCATGACCTTGCCCAGGTACTTTGTGTTGTAGTGCCCTAGGGCGTTGCCGAAACGCGTACCGTCGAGCTGGTCGCTTACAGCCTCGCCGATCTTCCAGCCAGCATAGGCTGCCATCATGATCGATGCCGCCTGCGAAACCAGCCCGATCGCGCCGGCCACCGACGTCAAGCTCTTTCCGACGGCCGCGATGCCTCCGGCGCCACCCACTTGGCTAAACAGCATCGCTGTACCGAAGCCCCGCAGGCTTCCTGCCAGCTTCACGATG